TGCCTTCTGTTACTAGTAAAGTGCCATCTTGCGCAGATATAGCTTTCCCATCTTGTGTTCCTATTACTATCTCAGTGTCATTGGTTACTATATATTTTCCATCTTGTGTTATTAAATATAACGGACCACCATCTTGTACCAAATAATTAGTTTCGCCTGTTTCAATAGTAAATCCGATATCATTAGCAATAAAATAATCTTGTGAAGGTAGACGTATATTTTTACATACACGTATTCTTGGAATTTCAACTGAATTCACAATACCATCTGACTGCACAGAATCATAAGTAGTAAAAATGGTATCGAATATAAATAAATTTGCATTATTTTTTGTTATAGAAAAATATTGATTTTCAAACCAGACTACCTGCCCCATGATGTAATAATTTAGATTTTCATCGCATGCGTTATATATTTTCTTAGCGGTTAAATCTACAACGTAGGAAATATTATCTGTGTAGAAATTAAGATGATAAAACAAGTGACCATTTTTCCTGTATAAAAATCCTTGTGAATCCTCCGGTGTTTCTAATTCAGAAAATTGGAAATCAATACCATCTGTTGTTATTTTTTCAGGCATGCTTCCTGTTGTGTACATAATTACAGGACCTGATTTTTCATTCCTAGCAAGCCATATTACTACTTCATCCATAAAAGCAACTGTTGCTGGATTAATACAGCCGTAGTCAATACTGCCTTGATTTTGTCTTTGGTATGGGAATAATTGAGCTCCTGTGTCAAACCAAAACTCAGTCACAGTTTCACCCATTACTAGGATCATATTACCTTTACTTGGAAAACGAACAACTGCTTGCGTGTTATCTGGTTTTGTTTCTAATAGCCCAATTGTTTGTGCTACAGATGGCCATACGAAACCATTATTTTGCGATGATAGATGCCATGTATTATCTGCTGGGGGCGCATAAAAAGTATCACCACTGGCAGCAGCAATAAAATAAGTATCATGAAAAGTAATATAGCCAGGTGTAAATGTAGTGGGTACTGTCTGAAAAGGACCAGAAGAATTTAGTGTATTGGTGCCACTACCATTGTCCGAAAAAGTTTTTACAATATTATTAAAAATATCATTTTGACTTGCAGCTAGTGTAATTGTAGTTGAGCCAGCGGAAACAGTCGTAGATAAAATATAATAAGTTGTATTTGCCAGTAGACCATTAGGTAATGCTCCACCTGTATTTTTTAATGTTATAGGTTCGCCAATTGCAAATGTATAAACAGCATTTAAAGTTAAGGTATTTGCAGTGTGATCAGCAGTAAAAACATCATTTACTTTAGTAATGCTTGGATCGTAAACATAAAGAGTTTGTCCATCAGATAGCAATATTTGTGGCTTGTTATTTTCTGCTATGTAGACTACACCAGAGGATGTTTGTAAGGTCCCTATTTGCGCTGTGTTAAAGTTTCTTACTTTTTGTTTGGCATGATCATAATCAACAGAAATTGTATATACGTTGTTGTCAAATACGCCAATAATGGTATTTAGCTTTACGCTTTCGTATAAGCCACGACCTGATGATCCATTATTAAAATTAGAAGAATTAACGCCTATTTTGTAGCCAGGATATGGAACAAGAAAGTTATCTGAAACGGTCATGTTATATGTACGTTCGGTACTTGTCTTGCCATAGATGCCAAAGATCGAAGACCCTACGATATTAAGGGGTACTTGCTTGAAATTGGCTCCGCGTCCTACTGGCATGAAAAACCGTCCTTGGTTTTTTGTATGTTTTTATTCTACATGATTATGCTTTTTAAGATAATCAATCGCAGTTTGTAAAAGTTCTATATTATCCTTAAATTTTCCTAACCCTGTATTACAGTCATGACACAAAAGACCACGAGTTGCTTTTATTCCCTTTGTTCCTCTATCCCAGCATTTATGACAATGATCAACTGCCAATCTGCATATTTTTCCAGGCGTCCTGGATTTTTTTGTTTCTGGTTTTTTGCATATTGCACAAACATTATTATGTTCTAAAAATAAATTTTCATATTGCTCCATTGTTAATTTAAAATAATTAACAATATCCATTGTAACTCCACGCTCCCTTCCGTGTTTTTTCTCATGACGATTTTTTTGTTCTTTATATACAGTGGGATTATTTTTTCTATCTATTCTTTGCCAAATATTTGCTTTTGGTATTTCTGTTGTTAACCCTTCTCTGTACATTTTTCTTTGTAAATTACGTGATCTCCCGGCGCTAGCCCGATGTTTTTCTCTATTATTTAAACGCCATTTAGCATCTTGTTCTAACTTGCATTCTCGACATTTATATCGATAGCCAAGTTTATTTCGTGTTGTTTTTTCAACTCTAATCTTATCTAGAGTTAATTCACCATGTTTTAGACAAATTTTAACTATCTTAGTCATATGTACCTCTGTTATATTTAAAAACAGAGGTATTATATATAATATATATTGTGTCGTCAACCTATTCCTAAGGCACGCGCCATCCACGACCGAGGTTGACGTCCCCATAGTTGAAGCCAGGAAGTTCAGACAATATCGTACTCTTCCTCATAGACAAATCTGGGGGCGACATATACATAAGTTTTCTTTTATACGACATCAGTATATTTTGTGATTCTGGATTAAAACTCACCCCATATTCACTGCACATGTAACTTGCGAGACTGTACCTTAAAAACTCTATATACGACGTATCAAGCGTTAACGATAAGTCAGTATCAAGAGTTACATCCGCTAAGAAGAATTTACCAAGAATTTTTAGAGGAAAGTTTTGCTGTGGCAGAAAATACATGTAAAGATTTCCACCACCTTTTTCTCGTAAAAAAGTATAGCTAAATGGCAATGAGGAAATATTATCTACTCGACCAGAACCAAAATAATTATCTTGCGATACATAATCCATTGGATAACGCAAAACATCTAAATTAAAGGTCACAGATTCAATCTGAGCGCAATTAGGAATGAAATAAACTTCTTGTCCAGGTACGCAAGTAATCGAAGTATTGTATGTTTTGTAAGGAATGTATTCTATTTCTATTTGTTTAAAATCTAATAGAGAATTTAGCAAAGCCAAACCATCAGTTGCTTGATCTCCAGTTACATCTTGTAGATTACGAGCCACTATTCCAGAAAGATACCATGAGCGCGTAATCAATTGCCGAGCAGTATATGCCATGGCTCGCTCCTGAAAAAATGAGCACCCAAAATGCCAGGTGCTCGTGTGTGCCTCTAACTACTAGGTGGTTGTGAAGCTATATCCAGTAACAAGTACCGTCACTGCATCGCTTGAAGAGCTAACCAAGTAATCAATTTCAGGTTTACTCGAACCAACACCACAAAATACTGTTAAGAACTGTCTTTGAGGTGTTCCTGCGGCAACTCCAAAAATAGTATTTAAACCAGCTGTGGCTGTTGAACCGGTTGGTCTGAATTGAACATAATCACCAATTGCAGCAGGTGTAAACAATACATCCAAATATGCAATGACATTTTTGTCTGTAGTTGTTGGAATTGGAGTTGACAGATCAATTGCAGTGAATGTTGTTGCATTACCTGCAGCCAATACAGATGCTTCTGGTTGCAAGTAAAATGCTTTTAAATTAACTGCATTTAATATATTAGAATTTAAAAAATGTGCAGAACCATCGGTCGTTACCATACCAATTAAACGCAATGAATCATAACCTAGTGGCAATAATGGAGCAGCATTGCTTGTCAAAGACAGCAAACCTGCAACATTTTTATAACCGCGAGAATCACCAATTACCCAGATAGCATAATTAGTACTAGCTGCCAATGTTCCAGCATCTAGACCGTTTGCGCCATTCACCGCTGAATTAATAAATAAAGGTGAATAGTAATTTTGTACTTGTATAGCTGGGATTACATTGCCTTGCAAGTTTGGGAAACCAATAGGCATGTCGATAACATCGTTTGAATCTCTGCATTGACCTGGAGCAATCGCGAGTACAGTTGTTGAAGCAGCCGATATATTCATACCAGAAATATATAAGTGCGCCAAACCGTAAATAGGATCATTTTGAACTTGTGGAGTAGCCATTTTTATTACCTCATATGTTAAAAAAGAGCGCCCACGGAAAGGCGCTCAATCATTAGCCTTGTGACAATGGAACCAAGATACGCATAGCGTATTCAGGAACAATAAACGACCCATGAACTTCGTCGTAAATCATACCTGTTTGGTTTTGTCCAAATAGAGAACCATATGTCAAACGCAATGATGCACCGGTATCGGGATCATATTCGTTTGCAGTTGGATATGGGTCTTGTTCAGGCAATTGAGGCATAGCAACGTAGAAAGCATCATCACCTAATACACCACCACAACGATGCGATGGGAAAGTAGTTAGCTTCATTCCAGCTGCAATCGGATTGTTTAGGTTTTGGTTTTGACCACCAGCCCAATTTAAACCAGGGAAGATAGAAATAACTACGTTACCAGAACCATTTGCGGCAGCTGCTGCTGTTGCTCTGAATTGCACAGGA